TCGGCATGTTGTCGGATCATTTGGCGCAAGGCGCGGATCAGATGCACGAGGCCGGTCAGTCTGGTCTCGATCGGCTGCATGAAGCGCAGCAGAGTGATCTCGACCGGCAGCATCAAGCCGCTACAACGGATGCCACTCTCGGCAACCAGGTGAAGATAGCTAAAATGAAACCGAAGCCGGTTAAGAAATGATCGAACCGATTCCGTTTCCGTCGCCTGACGGAGCCGAGCGCAAGGCGTTGGCTGACGCGGCGAAGGAGCTTCTTAACAATCGGGCGTTCACCACGGCGATCCTGGCGCTTCGCAAGGAGTGGCATGCGGAGTCGATGAAGGTGACGCGAAAGCGTGAGGCGTTCTTTTGGAACATGAGGATGCAGGCGCTCGAGGCGATTCCGCAACGGCTGCAGATCCTGATCAACGATCAAATCATGCACGAGGCGCGTAAGAGGTGAGCGAGGAACTCGACCGGGCAGCGGAAGATTTTCTGTCCGAGATTACGCCGGAGCCGGTGAAGCCGCGCGACCAGGCGGGAAGGTTTGTTGAGACGACGGCGCGGCCGGAGCCGATGTTCTCGGAGCGCCAGATCGAGGGGGACGATGACGGCGGCGACGACCAGCGACTGCGTAGCAGAGAGAGGGAGGTCAAGCGTGATGTATCGCGATCCGAGTCCGAGAGTCCAAGCCGGGTTGGGGATCGGGAACTCGAACCCGCCGATGAAGGTGAGGGCGGAGAACTCAGCGCCGATGAACTCGCCGCCGTCGAAGAGCGGGGGGTTCAGCGGAAAGAATCGCCCGATGACGGCGAAAAATACGAAGTCATCGTTGATGGGCAGCCGGTCGAGGTGTCCTTAGGCGAGGCGCTCAACGGCTATGTGCGTCAGGAGACGTTTCATCGCCGGATGACTGAACTCAGCAATCTGCGCACCGGGCTCGAGGAGGACTCTCGGCGGCAGCAGGCGAACTGGGGCCTGATGATGCAGGCCAAGGAGGCTTACGAGGCCGACGTCAAGACGATGCTGCCGACCGAACCCGATTGGGATCGTGAGTATGCGATCAACCCGCAGGAGGCGCACAAGAACCAGAAGATCTATCAGGCTCTCTATGCCAAGCTGAACCAGTCGCGCGCCGAGCGCGCTCAAATGGAGCAGATCCGCGCTGATGAGGCGGATAGACAACTGAAGAAATATGCTGTAGACGGTTTTTCGCGCTTCGTTTTCGACAGCAAAATCCCAGACGAGGCGGCGTTAAAGAAAGAGATCCAGTCGATGCGCAAAACTGCGCTCGCGGCTGGGTTTAACGAGCAAGAAGTCGCCACGGTCTATGACCCCAGGATGCTTTCTATCCTGCGAAAGGCGAGCAAGTACGACCGGATGATGGCGGCGGCCAAACCACAGGCTGTCGTTCCGGGCAAAGGTCGAACATTAACTCCCGGCTCCGCTACACCCCTAGGGAATGCGGCTCGGAAAGGGCTCGACGAAGCAAGTCGCCGATTGGCGAACAGCGGGCGTCTCGACGACGCAGCTGAAGTGTTTCGGAAGATGCTCTAACCCCGGGGAGACCCCATGCCTATCGTAACGAGCGCCTATACCACGTATGATGCGCGTGGTAACAGGGAAGACCTGTCCAACACAATCTACAATATAGATCCGTTCGACACACCGGTGATGAGTGCTATTCGTCGGCGCAATGTGAAGAACCGATATTTCGATTGGCAGGTGGAAAGCCTGCCGAATATTAACACCTCGAATGCGCAGCTTGAAGGCTTTCTAAACTCGCCTGATTCTTCGACGGCGACGACTCGTCCGACCAACTCGACGCAGATCTCCAAGCGCGATGCGACCGTCAGCGGATCGCAGGAAGAGAGCGACGCCGCCGGCAAGGGGAGCGAGATGGCTCACCAGATGGCAATGATTTCCAAAGTCCTGAAGTCGGACATGGAAGTGGCCATGTGCAGTCGTCAGCCAAGGTCGAGCGATTCGGTAAGCGTGGCGCGTGTGACTGAGTCGATCCCGCATTGGCTCGGTCGGTGGCCGGATAGAAATTCGGTGACCGGCATCACCAAGACAGTGTCCTCGGTCGGCGGCGCGGTGGTTGGCGTGTTCGGAGCGACCGGCACCATCACTACGACGGCGACCGGATCTGGTCTGCCGGCGACCCAGACGGCGGCGATGGCGGCCCCGGCGACTCCGGTGTCATTCACCGAGACGATCTTCAACGATGGGATGCAGTTGGCTTACACCAACGGCGCTACGCCGACGCTGATGATCCTGCCGCCTGGCGTCAAGCGTACTGCGAGCACCTTCACCGGCAGGAGCACGACTCAGGTTCTCGTCGGCAAGACTGAGGTTGTTTCGACGGTCGACGTGTTCGCGACGGATTTTGGTAGGGTTAAGGTGATCCCGTCTCGCTGGCTCCCGGTCGACATCGGCCTGATTATGGACGTCGACTATTGGGCGCTCGCGTTCTTCCGGTCGTTCCGGCAGTACCAGATGGCCCGTACCGGCGACGCCGAGAACCGGCTAATCGTGGTTGAGTGGGGCGTCGAGGCGCGTAATCCTCTCGCCAGCGTTCTGCTGAACGGGATCAAGCCCTAACGGCGAGCATACCGGTCAGGAGCGGAGGATGGAAAAGAAATCTCCCTACTCCGCTCGCGCCGGGGTGGTTCGCACCGTCATCTCCGACGCTGCGGACTCCGACCATTTCCGCGTGAAGCACAGTCAGGACGTCGAGCCGATTCTCGACTCGATCGCGCGCGACCGCGAGATCATGCCCAATGATGGGGTCAACAAGCTGACCCATCGCATTCCGACGGTCATCTACGAGGAGCTGCAGCGGCAGGGGATTGCGGACGATCCGGATCTGTTTCGGATCTGGCTCAATTCGGCCGATGCCGCCCCGTGGCGGATTTGGAAGGGACAACTGTGATGCAGAGACTGCTCGCCCTCACCGCCTTTGTTGTTTTCGCGTCGGAGGCAATGGGACAGACGACGTCTCTGGTTGATTGCTCCAAGGCGCTTACCAGGGCCGGGAATGCGCAAACCTTGTTTGTTATGGACAACACTACGGGTGGGTTCTTTATCCAAAACCTGGATAGATCGCATCCGTTGTGGTTTTCACTGACTGGGGCAGCGATTGCGGGCGAGTTGGCGTCTTTCATTTTGGCGCCAGCGTCTCCTGGCGCTTTTTCGGATAGGTCATCGTTTGCGTCGCCGCCAGGCATGACCGGGAAGTCGGGGACTGTTTCGGTGATGCCGGCGATTGCGGGTCAAAAAGTCTCGTGCGTTCGTTGGTAAGGGAGCAGGTGTGCCAAATGATCCAAACACGCCGACATTACCGGGGGGCGTCATCGTCCCGCCGCCGCCGTTCAAATTCGTTGATTATCCGGCAGCGTGGGCCGTCAGCTTCGCGGTGGTGGGATCGATTATACTGTTGCTGATCTCGTCGCGGTTTGACACCACCAGTGGCGCGCTGACCATCAGTCTCTTGATTGTCTTGGGATTCATCGGTGTTCTTTTCTACAGCGTCACCGTTACGGTGCCGCGCGACGAGACGACGGCGGCGGTAATCGGAGCGTTGACCGCGGCGTTTGGCGGCGTGATCACGTTTTGGCTGAAGAACCGTGACGGCGGAGACCATCAATGATCGGCGCTCTTCTTACCCTCGTCATCTACATCATCGTCTTTGGACTGGTTTGGTGGCTCGTCACCTACCTGTTGGGGTTGTTTCCTCTCCCAGACCCGGCCCCGCGGGTGATTCAGGCGATCCTGGCCGTCATCCTGGTCCTCTTTTTGATCGGAGTCCTGATGCAGGCGTTGGGCGTCGCGGAGGTGGGTCTGCCGGTCTGGCGGTTGAGATGAGATGGAGGTGAGTCATGAAACTGCCGCGTGGAAAGACCTTCAAGCCGAAGGGTGATCCTGCCAAGCGTCCGCCAAAGCTCTCGGGGCGGGTGGCAAATGATTTGTGGCCTAATCCAGTGCGGAGCGCCGCGGGGCCGCCGCCGACTGGGGACACCCAGGAGCCGCGCGGCAAGGGACTGACGCGGGGTCGGCGCAGGTGACCTGGTTTTTGGTCTTCCTTATCCACGCCACGACATGCCCAGGCAAGTGCGTGGACTATCCTGCGGTTCAGTTGCAGATGCCGTCGAAGGAGGTGTGCGTCCAGGTCAAGCAAGCCAACGCTGACGTCCAAGGGCTCGATTGCTGGGGAAAACCGCAATGACGTTTGATGCCAAGGCTTATCAGCGCGCCTACTACCTTGCGAACAAGGAGCGGTTGGTTGTGCAAGTGAAGGAGTGGCAAGCCGCTAATTTTGAGAAAGTGCGGGGATATAAGCGCAAGAACGAAGAGGCGAACCCAGAAAGGCGTAGGCGCTATTATCAGGAGAATCGCGAGGAAAGAATCGCTTACGTCAAGGCGCATACTGAACGAAATAGCGCCATGGTTCTTATCAAGAGGCGCATCTGGGCTGGTGAGGTTAATCCGGCGGCTATTCCTCTCTGGCTTACCGACGAACAGCGTGACGCCATGCAGTGGTTTTATGACGAGGCGCGTCGGTTAACCAAAGAGACAGGAGTTCGACATGTTGTCGATCATATTTCTAGGCTCAATGGAGCGCATTCTTGCGGACTTCATGTCCCGTGGAATCTTCAAGTTTTGACGGATTCCGATAACAAGCGGAAGCGTAAATTGGACAGGGGGACTTAGCCATTAGCGACTTTAGTGACTTCAAGGCCCAGATCGCCGAGTACGCCAATAGGGGTGATTGGGCGGACGTGCTCGTCACCGGCTTTATTCGCCAGGCGGAGCAGAAGTTCAACGCCGAGCTGCGCGTTGACCGGATGATCCAGACTGATCAGAGCCTCATCGTTGGTCGCTGTGCGATGCTTCCTGACGATTGGTTGCAGATGGATTTCGTTTCGGTCGACAACGCCAACGGGCCGAACGGCTGGCTGCCGATTCGCTACAAGTCGCGCGACGAGTTCTTCAATCTCAAGGATCAGTACACCTACGGCTATTATACAATCGAGGGCCGCGACATCACCTTCGGTGGTCCGCCTGACGCGATCAATGGTGTCGGCTACAAGATCTCCTATTACGGCGAAGTTCCGGTCTTCACCGATGATCAGGATTCGTGGGTCTACACCAAATACCCTTCCCTCTATCTCAGCGCCGCGATGATGAACGCCTTCCTGCACGCAGTGGGCGAGGAGGCCAAGGCTGCGGGTGCGAAACAGTTAACCGAAGACACAATTAACAAGTTGAACGCGCAGCATGCGTTGTCCAAGGCGAGCGGGTCGCGGGTGACGCGGACCAGGATGAGGAGTTTCGGGTAATGGCGACGGAACTCACTCCTACGGGGGAAACTCTGGCGATTAATGCCCTGACCGGCGGAACGACCTATGTCGCATTGTTCACCAGCGCGGCGACCACCAATCCGCCGAATGTTGAGGTAACTGGCGGTTCTTATGCGCGTCAGTTGATGACGAGCAATTGGACTAACGCGGGATCTAACCCGACAGTGGCGTCGAATACCGCCATTGTGACTTTTCCTTCGGCGACCGCCAATTGGGGGACGGTCAATCAATTTGCGATCATGGACGCGCTGACGGCCGGCAATATGCGGGGCTGGGGCGATCTGGCGTCACCGAAGGTGATCAATAATGGCGACACGGCTCGCTTCGCCGCGGGAACGCTGACGATCTCGGTGACCTAACACCATGACGACGTATTTTTGGGTCGCCCCGCTCGCGCTGAACTGGAACAACACCGTCAGTGCTTGGTCGACTACCTCTGGCGGAGGGCCTGTCGCGGCATTCCCCATTGCTGGTGACACTGCGGTTTTTGATGGTGGTTCAAGTTTTACTTGCACCATTAACGTGGCTATCTCGGTGGCAGTTCTGGACTGCGATCACGGAGGAGCGCCCGGCCCATTTACCGGGACGATCATGCATAACAACCTCACGGCGACGATCGTCAACGGGACGGCGGCGGGGACTTTAAGATTTTCGTCGGCGATGAACTACGCCAACACGGGCACTACGGGGTCGCTTTTCACTTTCACTCATACCAGCGGTACGGCGCAGATTACCAGCGCGGGCCAGAGATTCGCGGCGATCACCGCCAACTGCCCCGGCGGGACCGTACAGCCGCAGGACAATCTGCGAATCGATGGATGTCCAAACGCCCTCTTAACTATTACCGCAGGAACATGGGACAATGCGGGGGCGGGCGGCGGCTCTCTGACTTTAACGGCGTGTGCTGTTAACTCAAGCGGCTCCACCGCCAGAACGATTAATCTTGGAGGATTGGTTAAACTTGGCGGCAATATTACCGTGTCGACAAATATATGGAATTTCACCACAACGACGTCGCTTACTTTCGTTAAAAACGCCGCCAATGTTGAGGTGATTGCACCGTCTTCGGCGATAGCCGGTATATTTATGACCCCGGGAACCGTCAACCCGACCCCGTTTAATACGCTGACTTTTGATACGTTATCGTCGCCGTGTATTTTGAATTGGGTCGCCGGCACCACAGCTATTCAGACGTGGGTTGTTAATCCGGGGTGGGCGGTAACCTTTAGTTCTAATACGACAGTCACGGTTGGGAGTGTGTTCAACTGGGTTGGGACGCCTGCGCTTCCAGTCGGCTTCGCCACGGTCGGTCCGGTTAGCTGCACTATCAGCTGTAGCGCCGGTAGCGGCACCTGCTCACTCAAATGGGGCGTCTTGTGTGGGGTTGGGGCTAGCGGAGCGGGCGTCACATTCAACACGACGGATACCCTGATGGTCGGTCAGTGCCCCAACTGGTTGCCCGGCCCTCCGATCGATTCGGCGCTGCCGGGGCAGCTCGCCACCGCCGTCTGGCAGGATCTGCTCTCCTCCAGCGATTTCACGACCTCGGCGAGCGTCGGGGCGCTCGTCAAGGCAATGTCCAGCCTTCAGTTCACGGTCCCGGCCATGGCGCGCGGCACGGTCGGGGCGAGTTCGAGCACGACCTCCATCGTCACCTCGGCCTTTGATCCTCCAGGCGCGGCGGCGAACCAGTTTGCCAATGGAGTCGTCGTCTTCGATAAGACCACCACCACCACGGCCCTACGAGGCCAGAGGGCCCTCATTTCGGCGAGCAGTAACGCAGCCACCCCAACCCTGACCGTGGGGGCGCTGACGACCGCGCCCGTCAGCGGCGACACGTTTACGGTGGTGTGATGGCGCAGATCACCCGCCTCGGCCTGGGTGGCTTCTCGACAGGCAACTTTTGGCCGTCGGGAACGACCGGCGACCTTGCCGGCACCATTGTCTCGACGCCGACCCTGACCGGCGCTCTGAGTTCAACGCTGGCCCTCACCGGCGCTATCGTCCCGGTTACCCATCTCTCCGCCACCCTGACGTCGACCACGCCCCCCAACGTCTTGTCGGGCGATATTGTCCCGGTCGTTGCCCTTTCTGGCAGTCTTACCGTTCTGGTCGCCGCCAATTTGGCAGGCAATATCGCTCCGACCGTTCTCCTTGCCGGGGATCTGTCGGTAGAGTCCGTTGCTCAGATTGTCGATCTTGAAGGCGCGCTCGCCGTTACGGCGATCCTCGGTGCCGATCTGACGCTGGCGGGATGGCAGGCGAGCGGGATCTGTCCTCCGTCATTGTGGACTCCGGTCGAGTGCGGGGTTGAGGCAGTGCCGTCATCGTCCGCCTACGGCAAGGCTGGATACGGGAAGGATGCCTATAGCCGTCGCAGTGGCTTACCGTCCGCCTATGGTAAGAGCGGGTACGGGCGCAGTGCCTATAGTCGCGGCAGCGGAGGCGGAAGCGGGTGGACGCCCGTTGAGTGTGGCGCTTCGGTCTGGGAAAAAGTGGAGCCGAGCAATGGCTAAGATGGGTCCGATTATCACGCCGCACACGGAAGGGCACACCGCCAACTATGGTTGGATTAAACCAGAGGTTGGCGCTTCGGTCGATGTCTGGGGCGATATGCTTAACCAGAACTTCGATGCGATCGACGCGAAGGTTCACGAGGTCTCCGGTGGCGGCGGCGGCAGCTTAACGATCGCGACGGAGCAGGTGACGGTTACGGGCGTGAACACGTTCGCAAGCCTCGCCCATACGCCGAATATGTCGTTGTTCATTCTGTATATCGACGGCGAGGCGTTCTTCCCGCTTGGGCCTGCTTTGGCAGCGCCGGCGGCAGATTTCTCGATCTCCGGCAACGCCATCATTTGGCTCAACACGATCTACAGCGCCGTTCCTGGCTCGACGGTAATCGCGGTCTACACCTGGAGTTAAACCATGGCTAACATTACCGGCCTTGAAGTCGGCCGTCTTACCGGGACGACATGGACGAATTGCTTAACCACTGCCGAGCTTAATGGGCTCGCCAGCGGTTCGAGCATCATGGGAGCGGCTACATATGCGAATGATCTAAGCACCAATCTCGATCAGTTGGTCAAGATTTCTTTTAAGGGCACCGTTGGGTCAACGGGCCCGCTGAGTTCCGGAGCCTACATATCCGTCTGGATTGCGGACTTACTGGACGACACCGTCACCTATGGCGATGGGCGGCTCACGGCGGGTACGGCGGCTGCCCTGACGCCGACCTGGGAGCCGCTGGCGGTTCTCACGCCTCCTATCGGAGTATCACTTACCGCTAATTCGACCAATATTTGGTCGGGTCGGGGTGGGCTCCTGTTGCCGCAAGCCACCTTCGCTTGGGTCATTCAGAACGGTCTGGGTGTGGCGTTCGGGACGACCAACACTCTCAAGTTTATGACGGGCAACATCAACACCAGCAAGAGCTGATCATGGCGCGGATTGTTCTCCCTCATAATAGGCGTTCGGCCCTTCAGTATCCAGGCGGGCTGCCGCATCTGAACAAGAACCATCCTTTCTATGGTAGTAGGCTGCGGCTGGCTGCCTACACACTACCGAATGGCGGCCTGAACCTTACGAACACCCCTCAAGCAACAGCGGGAGCACAGGGAGGAACCTACTATGACCTCGTAAGCAATACGATTAGCGTTGCCGGCGCTATTAATCAAAACCATACGACGATGACTCCAGTTGGTCCTGCGATTTTTGCCACTGCGGCAAGCACCGGATCGGCTCGTTTTACCGCTCCTGCTATTCAGGAGACGATGGCTGAAGTTACGCTTGTCGCAATTATGCAAGTCATACAAGATGGAGTCTCGGGAACCCAAACCATACTTACGACGATGAACTTTGGCCCTGTGCTTAGTTTTAGTAGCACCAATGGCTTTCTCTTTGGCATAGGTGGATCAACGCAGAATTCATTGTTTGACATTCTGCCACAAAACCCTCAAAATGGGCATTGTTATTATTGGGCCGTTTCGTACAAGACCGGCACTGGCGGTAAGGGCATCATTGTTGTTAATGACTTAACTACGGGGGCGATATCGGTTAGCAAGGCAAATCGTAATTTTACCGCGATTGCGAGCGGGTCTTATTATGCGATGCTGACCGAGTCGTCGGGGGTTGTGCAACATCATCGGGTCGCCTACGGAATTATCGTTAACAAATTCTTTGATGAAAGGACTTTGGTCGCGGCTTCGCAAAATCCGCTGAACTTGTTTTACACTCACCGCCTCGACCGGATGCTAACCCTGTCGACGGAGTATCACACGGCGAGCGGTGGCGTCGCGCCGCCGACCAATACGGGCGGCGCAAACCTGCCTGCCCTGACGCCGACCGGCACAACCACCACCGTGCCGACGACATTCAATTGCACGACGGGGACGTGGACGGGTTCGCCGACGGGGTATGTGTACTCATTCCAGGCGACCGACGTCGCGACGGGGACGACGGTTCTTCAGGCGACGTCGTCGAGCAGCTGCGTAGTCACAAGCGCCCAGAACGGCAAGACCATAACCTGCGTCGTTACCGCCAGCAATGCGGGGGGCTCAAGTGCGATCACTGCCTCGGGATCGGGAACGATTACGTTAATTCCCACCGTCGGCACGCCCGTCCCGTCCATTTCGGGAAGCACTCTGGTAACCAGCACCCTTCATTGCGATCACGGGACATGGGTGGGTTCGGTGACCACCTATCATTATCAATGGCTACGCGGGGCCACGCCCGTTGGAACGGACTCGCCTGACTATCTAACCGTAAGGCCGACCGATACAGGAGCTGCTATCACTTGTTCGGTGACGGCGGTTAACACAGCTGGAACGAGTTCAGCATTTATCACCAACGCCATTACGATGGTGGACGTTCCGCAGATCACCACCAATCCAAGCGTCACTCCGTCTGGGTCGCAGAACGTCGGCGTTCTCTTGACCTGTAATAATGGGGTATGGACCGGCTCGCCAACTTTCACTTATCAATGGAAGCGAGGCGGGACGAATATCTCTCCTGGCGGAACGTCGCAAACATACACGACCGCATCCGCCGACTCCACGCTAAATGTCGGCTGCGTCATCACCGCGACCAATGTGAACGGCGCGACGTCCTTCACGACCAACACGGTCCTGGTGAACCAGATACCGACGGTGAATACCCCGCCGAGCATTTCGGGATCGGCTACCCAGGGGAATACGCTTACTTGCAATCCGGGGGATTGGAACGGCTCCCCCACCTTCACTTTTCAGTGGAAGCGAGACACGACGGTAATCGGACCACCGGACGTAATAGCAACTTACATTACGGTCACCGCTGATCTGGGCACCAGCATCTCCTGCATCGTCGTCGCGACCAATGTGAATGGGCCGGCCGCGCCGATCACGACCAATTCGATCGGGCCGATAACTGCGCCTGCCGCTGGGGTGCCCCCGACCATCAACAGTCAACCCTTCATTTCAGGAAACAGCCAGGTCGGGAGCACGCTGCTCTGCAATCCCGGCAGCTGGTCGCCGACCGTAACTGACCCGCCGGTGTTTTCCTTCCAGTGGGCGAGCAACGGGGTTATCATTCCCGGGGCGGCGAATGCGCCGACCTACTTCACCTTAAATTCCGATATCGGCAACAACATCGGATGCTTTGTCATCGGTCAGAACTCGGTGGGCTTGCTCACCGCGCCGCTTACCAATCAGATCCTTGTCGTCGCTAAGGCTGCGCCGACGACCACGCCGGCGGAGATGGGGATTGTCCCCTCGACGGGGGCTGAACTCGTCCAGGTGCTCGACAATACCAACACCTGGGTGCCGATCGGGGCGGTCGACCCCACCACGCACACTTTCGTCGGCGTCGGTTCGACCGGCAATCGCATCATCAACGGCGACATGCGGATCGATCAGCGCAACAACGGCGCGGCAGGAACAGGAAGCAGCAATTATACAATAGACCGTTGGGGGTACTACGCCTCCCAGAGCAGTAAGATTCAGTGGCAGCGGATTGCGACTCCGGCTTCGGTCGACGCGCCGCCGTTTCCGTATTGCTTGTTGCTGTCGACGATAGCTCCTGTCCCGACTCTTGGCGCGACCGACAGTTTTGTCCTTCGTCAGCCGATCGAAGCTGACATGGTCAGCGACTTCATGTGGGGGACGGTGGAGGCACAGCCGGTCACGCTATCGTTCTGGGTCTTGGTGACCGGACAGATCAGCGGCACCTTCAGCGGCGCGATCTGCAACGGGGCGAGTACGCGGTCGCGCTCCTATCCGTTCACTTTCCTGGTTCCGTCTCCTAGCGTGTGGACGAAGGTCGCCGTCACCATTCCACCGGACATCGGCGGATCGGGAGCCTGGACGTTGAGCGGCAACGGGATCGGGGCGTGCCTGTTCTTCGATCTCGGGGCGGGGGCCAATAATCGCGGGGCCGCCAATGCCTGGGCGAACGGATCCTTCATCGGCGCGGCCGGCGCGTCCAGTCTTGTCAGGACCAACGCCGCGACGATGCAGATCACCGGCGTCAAGCTCGAGACCGGTTCGGTCGCGACGCCGTTCGAGCGATCGACCCTGGCCAAGAATCTGAGCGACTGTCAGCGCCATTATCAGTTCCTGCAGCAGCAGCAGCTCTACGGCTATACGACCCCGATTGGGTCGAAGCTGTCGGCGACGCTGCAGTTCGTCACCACGATGCGCGCCATCCCGGCCCCGGCGACGAGTAATCCTGCTTTTGTTTCGATGAACACCCTGACTATCGGAACGGTGACCCCCTCGAACTACGTTGCGACGGCGACGGCGACGGCGGTGGGCACGGTGTCGGCGATCTGGGATATTGCTCTGGATGCGGAATTGTACTGATGGCTGATACCCAGACCGTTCATTATCGCATGGTTATGCCGGATGTCGGCCACGCCGCCACGACCTGGGGCGATTCGCTCAATGGCGACCTGGTGACCATCGACGCGCAGATGTTCGCCAATCAGCAGGCGGGTCTGCCGGTCGGCTCGATCGCGATGTTCGCGGCCGGGAGTACGGGGCCGGCTATCAACTGGCTCATCTGCAACGGCTTGTCGCTCTCGACGACGACCTACGCGGCGCTGTTCGCGGTTATCGGCTATACGTATGGCGGTGCTGGGGGGAGTTTCCTGCTGCCCAATCTGCAGCAGAAGTTCCCCATCGGCGCGGGCACCGGCTACGCCCTGGCGTCGACCGGCGGCGAGGCGACGCATGTCCTCACCACCGCGGAGTTGCCCTCCCATACTCACCCTATCACCGACAAGCAGCATAGCCATGCCGTCAACAATGTCGTGGCCACATCTGGCGGCGGTCATTCCGCCACCGGGGGTGCGGGCCAGAATGTCGTCGACATTACCACCCAGCCGGCCTTCACCGGCATCACCGCCACCAATACGGCCGGCTCTGGAACTGCTCATAACAACATCCCGCCCTACGTCGTCATCAACTTCATCATCCGCGCGTCATGACCACCAAATTTCAGCCGATCGAAATACCAGGAGGGGTGGTTTCCAAAGCCACCAAAAAGCAACGCTCGAGCAATTGGGCTGAAGTCAACCTTGTGCGCTGGTCAGAGGGGCAGCTTTCGCCCATGGGTGGGCAAGCCCAGTATGACTTCACTTTCGCTTCCCGCTGCAAGGCGATCCATGGATGGTATGACCTTAATTATCAGTATTACACGGCCTATTTATGCGAGCAGAATCTATACATTGAAACCAACGGTGCTCTGACCGAGATCACGCCGACTGACGGGATCGAGCCCCCCTTTGGGCCGGGCGGCGGCTATGGCGACGGTTACTACGGTGCGGGGACTTACGGCACGCCGCGGGATCCGCCGGTGGCGCACCAGATCAGCGAGCTTCCGGACGCATACTCTCTCGATAATTTTGGCTCGATTCTCTACGCCATGACCTCGGCCGATGGGCGGCTGTTGAAGTTCGACCCGACGCTTCCGCCGGCATCCACCGTCGCCACTCTTCGCGGCAGTCTGCCATGGGCTGTCGGCGACACGTCCATAACCATGGGTCAGCCGAACCCAGGCGCGGTCGTAGCCGGCATGAGCGTCTTCAACAATACGACCAAGCAGCTTGTTGGCACTGTGTCGACGTTTCCCAGTGGTAGCACGGCGCTGCACCTGACGGCGGGCGCGTTGAGCGCCAGCACCATCCGGAAGCATATCAAGGATAAATTGTCGTTCACCACCGCTCCGGATTTTGCGTTTATTCCCGCGGCTGCGCAGGTGGCTGACGCAGGTCGCGGGACGGTGCCGTTCGGGCGCTGCTTCGTCATCACGCCGGAACGCTTCATTATCATTTGCGGGTCGTTTGGGGACGGCACCGACAGTACGGCATCCAATGGCGGCGGCGGCTTCAATCGCTTCGCCTGGTGTGACCAGGAGAACCCAGGCGCTTGGGACTATAGCAATGTCGTTTCCCAATCCGGCTTCCTCGACCTTGAGCCGGCGAGTCCGATCATCACCGCGCTCTCCACCAGGACGGGAACGCTGCTCTGGACCGGGAAGAAATGTTATCGATCGCGCTTCTTGGGGGCCCCGTACATCTACAACGCGGAGGAAATTGGCGACAACTGTGCTCCGTGGAGTCCACAGAGCATGGTCACGACGACCGCGATGGCGATCTGGATGTCGGACCAGGGTTTGTATTCCTATGACGGCACCTCGATCCTGCCGGTGGTGTGTCTGATTCGCCCGTGGATCCTCGACGACATTGAGCTTTTGAATGTGCGTGAGGAGGCCTGCTGCGCGCATGTCAGCGACTTCAATGAGTTCTGGTGGTTTTATCCGCAGGTCGGCCAGCTGCACAACACCAGGGCGATGATCTACAACTATAAAGAGGGATGGTTCTCACAGGCGCAGATGTCGCGTTCCGCCGGCAACACCTCGGCCTATAACGCCTACACCATCATGGCCGATGGTCTCGTCGCCTTTCGCCACGAGCTTGGCTCGGTCTACGGCAACGCAGATTTACCGTTTGCGGAGACCTTCGACCTCAACCTCGGCCCGCAATTGATGACGGTCAAGCAGATGATCCCCGACATCGAGGGCGACATCACGAATGTCCAGTACAGGTTATTTTATCGCAATTCGCGCAGTGCGGGGGTGCCCGAGAACCAGACTGAACCGGCCCAGGTGCGGCCAGACGGATACGTTGATTTCAGGACCACCGGCCGCGACATCCGGCTCCGGTTCGAGATTATTGGCCCAGAAGTCTTGCCGGTGACGGTTGGGGCCCACCTGATCGACGTCGTGCCGCGGGGAGACCGCTGATGGTCGCCACGACGGTCACCCCTCCCTCCGCGCTGCCGCCGCCCGATCTGCCGCCGTTGCCGGGGGTGCCCCAGGCGCTGCCCGATTACCTGCGTCGGTTTTCACTGTGGTGCCGCACCAGCTTTACCGACAGGTTCGGTCTGCAGTCCTCGACGCCGCACGTTTATATGACGTCCCTTGGCGGCAGGGTTTTCAAGTTCTCGGTCAATGACGCCGGGTTGCTGCTTTCGACTGCGATAACGCCTGGGACCGGCAAGGAGACGACGCCGGTCATCACCTTCTCGCCAATAACTACGACAAACATCGAGACGCGCTCGCGCGTTGGGTCGCAGGCAACCAGTGGCTCCGCCTATCATATGGTTGGGCTGGCGATCACCTTTACCCCACAGGGGGAGTATCAGGCGATAGCGGTGGCGGTTGGGGGGATCTCCAACACCGTCACCAACGGCGAGACCGATGTTGTGGTCTGCTTCGGCACGGGGACGCCCCCGACCACCGGCGCGGCTCTGGCTGGGACAATGATTGGTTCGCCGGCTGCGTTCGTTGCCCCGACGGCGGGGGCTTCGGGGAGCTTCTCGGCTTCGGGGGTCGGTGCGCCATTGGTGGCGGCGAGCTACTGGTTCGACATCGCCATAAGGGGCATCGGTGGCGCGGGAGCGATCAGCAATTACAGCCTGACCGTGTCGGGGTTGCCATGACCGTGCACCCCTATCATGCCAAGCTTGCTCGCGTCCTCGACCGCATGGGCGGCCTGTATACGCTCAACGACATTCTGGACCTGATAGCAGACGGCAGGATGCAGTCGTTCGTCGAGGGCGAATCGTGGGCCCTGACTCGTATTGCCCAGTACCCGCGCGCCAAGGTTGTTGAGGTTCTTGCTGTCGTGGGACGGCTCGATGAGGCTCGCATTCTGCATGATCGCATTCTGATCTTCGCCGCGGAAGTAGGCGCGAGCGTGATACAGGCCTATGGTCGCACCGGCTGGATGCCTGACGCGCGCCGCCGCGGCTGGAAAGTCAAGGCGAAGAATTACGTCTATCAAAGGGACATGTAAGATGGGCGGCGGCAGCACCACTTCCGACACCACAACCAACCAGATCAATCAGATCCCGCAATGGATGTCGGATGCTGGTCAGCAGAACTACGCTTACGCCCAGAACGTGGCGATGCAGCCGCTGCAGCAATATCAGGGGCAGATGGTTGCGGACGTCGCGCCGCAGACGCAGCAGTCGTGGGATGTCGCGGCCAATAGCGGCAATGTAGGGGCGGACCAGTACAACGCGGCGTCGGCTGGCTACCTCAATGCGATGAACACGTCGCCGATGATGACCACTGCGGCGCAGTCGGCGTTGGCGAATCCGGTGACGGCGGCGCAGTCGGGATTATCGCAGACGGGGTCCAGCAATCTGGGCGCGTACATGTCGCCGTACACGCAGTCGGTCATCAACGCGACCCTGCCGATCATGCAGCAGCAGTTGGGTCTGAACCAGAACGCGCAGCAGAACGCGGCGTCGTCGGCCAATGCGTTCGGCGGCAGTCGGCAGGGCATTCAGCAAGGCGTGACCCAGGCGCAGGGCGCGATGGACATGGCGCAGATGGCCGCGCAGTTGAATAACGCCAATTACAACCAGGCGCGGCAGGCGAGCGAGTTCGACGTCGGCCAAGCCAACAACATGGGTCAGTTCAACGCCAACCAGGCGAACACGGTCGGCCTGCAGAACATGAACGCCGCTAATAATATGGGGCAGTTCAATGCTGGGGCGCTGAACACGACTTCGGCGCAGAATCAGGCCGCGCAGCAGGCGGCGGTCAACTCCGGCATCCAGGCGTCGTATGGGCTGACCAATACCGGCGACGCGATGAGCAAGAACAACGTCGCCAACTTCAACATGCTGCAGTCCGCCGGCGCGGGCCAGAGCATGCAGGCGCAGAACGAAATCAACTCCCAGATGGCGAAGTTCAATCAGGCGTTCAATTATCCGCAGCAGCAGCTCGGCGTGCTCGAGAGTTCGCTCGGCATGACGCCGCACGACACCTCGACCTCGGGACAGTCGAACACCACGACGACGACCCCGACCGACTGGGCGAGCCTTGTCATGGGCGGCGCTAAGACCGCGGCCGGCCTCTGGCAGGCGTCGGACAGGTCGATGAAGACCGACATCACCAAGCTCGGCAAGGATCCCAAGAGTGGGCTCGAGATGCACGCCTACCGTTACAAAGGCGATCCAAAATCGTACCCGAAGGTGGTGGGGCCGATGGCGCAGGAGGTGCAGGAGAAATATCCCGACGACGTCGCCAAGGTGGGTGCCAAGGGCAAGCTGGCGATCAAGGGATATGCCGGCGGGACGTCCTATGTGCCTCCGTCCCTCGCCGCCTTCACCCCGCCCTCGAGCCCGGGCGTGGCCAAGGGCATCGGCGCTCTGTCGGCGTTCGTGCCCAAGACGCGCCTGCCGAAGGGCGCGGGCGTGCCGAAGATTCAGAAGTTCGCTGATGGCACGGATGACGTCCAGCCAGGGCCGACAGTGACTTATCCTACTGGGCAATCGCAGCAATTGATGGTGGGTCCTCCACGATACACGCCATTGACAGCAGCGGAGCGACAGGCTTCGCCCGATCATATGGGGCCTATGTACTCCCGCACTGCTGGGCGAGCGGTCCTCAATGACCCCCGTGCAGCGCCATTTGCTGATCCAAGGACATTCCCAGCATGGAAGCAGTTCGCCTTCGGAACCGATAACGTCCAGGCTCCCAACATGGACGACGCCGATCTCGGCGATCAGATCATGGGCGGGGACGCCTTCAGGGACAAAACGGCCGACGCCGCCAATAATATCGACGAGGGCCTGTCGCAGATGATGGAATCCAGGTCTCCGAAGAAGGCGGCGTCAGGAGCCTCACAGCTGCCCCCTGGCTGGGGTGCGCCCAGTATGGGGTACTTCCGCACCGGTTACGCGGGCGGGGTCTCTACGGTGCCGGGACAGGGCATGGAAGACACGGTCCCGTCCATGCTGACGCCGGGGGAGGCGGTTCTGACGCCGCGCGCGGCCCAACATGTCGGGCGCGACAAGATCGCCGCCCTCAACGCCATGCTGCCGCCGGTCAGCCACCGGTCCACCTCCGCGCCGCGCGCGGGCGCTCGTGGCATCTCCGGCGCGCTCGCCAACACCAAGCGGCACCCCAAGGTGATGGGAGGGCTGGCGTGAGTTTTCTCGGAGGTCAACCAGGACGACAACTGACTCTTGCCGAAGCATATCAGTTAGCCATCGAGAAAGGGTTTAAGCCGGGGGTCGAGGCGGCGACTGCGGCGGCGCTTTCGCGACCGGAAAGTAAGGGGATCGTCAATAATTTTAACCCTGACGATCCGCACGGCGGCAGCGTCGGCTTGATGCAGATCAACGGGGCCAATGCCGGTTTGATTGGCGGGGAAAACTGGAAGACCGTTGGGCAAGATCCCGGCGCGAGCATGGCGGCGGCGCACGCCCTCTTTGCGAGGCGCGGCAATTTCAGCGACTGGGGAGCTTACAATAGCGGAGCCTATAAGCCGTACATGGGCCAGGCGATGGCTATCGCTCAAGGCTCTCCGCAGGGCGGGACGTCGCTGACCTCCGTGCCCGGGGTTGTCCATCCGCCCCACACCTTGACGCCTCCCACGGCGGGAGATCCCTACACCTCGGCCGCAGTCAATGCCGCCAATCCTCCCGCCGCCGCGCCCGCGCCGCCACAGGGCCTCTGGGATAAATTAAACACCCCTGCTCAATCAACGACGGATGCGAAGGGCAACGAGGTCAAAGGCAAGACGCCGTTGGAGAACATAACCGGCGGCCTAGAGGAAATGAGTGGGAAGAAGGGCGACCAACAGAAAGCCGCGCCGGAGCCGGCCCAGTTCGCCCCGCCGCAGGATCCCATGGCGCAGATGGCGGCCCCCGCGGCGCAGTTGTACAACACGGTCCAGTCCCTGGCCGCGAAGCCCTTGTCATGGGGCACACGGCCATACGGCTGGGAGGCGGGCCCCCAGATTCCAGGCATGACTCTTAACTCAGCGGGATACGGCTAATGTCTGAAGGCAGCGATAATCCAATCCTCGACATGGGGCTGCTGCAGATGTTTCAGCCCAACAAATACATCAATCCTAAATACAAGGATAATCCGCTTGACCTGCCGGGTTTCTACACCGGCGTCGCGGGGGCCCAGGGGCCGACGGATGCGATGGGCAGGCCGATCCAGAGCTTCGTTGACGCCAACAATACAGCCCAGGCGGATTACCAGAAGCAACTTGCGGCCTATAACGCCGATAGCGGGGCGAAAGGAACGACGCTAACCTCGACGCCGCAGCAGATCAGCGACCTCCAGGCGCAAATTAACCAAGGTACAATTAACGCCGCCAACGCGACACAGACGAATAACACCGGAACGTTTGGCAACGTCAATACAGGTATTGCCAACTATCCCGGCGCGGTGGACGCGATCCAGGGCCTCGCCAACTATAAGTCCCAGGCCAATCAGGATTATGCGGCTGGCTTGCCCATCGGAATGCCGCAACAGCAGCAATCTGGGCAGGGTGCACCTCCTACTCCCCCCGACATGAGGCAGGCTTATCTCGATGCGCTGGCCAATCCCGGCAAAGTAACGACGCCGGGGGCGAACGTGGCCGCTTCCAATCCGTTGGGGCAACCGAGTGTTTTGAGTGCCTTCATGGATGCCCATCCAGGCGGAGTGGGCACCAATAAAGGCTTCTTCGACACTCTGGACAAGCTTAGGAGCACTGCCTGATGGCGTACGGTCTTGGAGACGCGATCGTCGGCCTGATGAACCCGAACCAGAACGCAGATATCGGGAAGGCGATCACGCCCAACCCCAATCCCCTGGCTCAACAGGGGGCACCGGCACCGGCCACGGCGGGTTCGCCGGCGCTGCCGAACGCCGCGGCGACAAAACAGGATCCGGTCAGCGCCAATCTGGCGACGTTGCTCTTGGACCGGCAGCAGCGCGCCCGCGCCGCGGAGGGGATCAATAGCGGTCTCGACCAGATGGCGGCGTCGTTTGGGACCGCGCAGCAGCAGCAGTCGAAGCAGGCGGCGCTACGGGGTGGCGGCGGCGGGGCGAACCCGATCGGCGACGTTTCGGACATCATGGGCATCCAGAAACAGGTGCAGGATCAGAACGAGTATGCGCGATTCCACGCCAATGTGGGGGTATTCGCCCAGGCGTTGCGCGATCACGGGATCAAGGTGACCAACGAGCAGGCCGGGGTGCTGATGGACAGCAAGCCGTTCGTGGACTCGATGGCTACCGCATTCGGTGGCAACGTGACGAATACAAACACCATCAAGGATGCCGACGCGGCGACTGAAAGCTGGAAGCAAGCCAACCCTGGTGCGACTCCAGAGCAGGTCGCGGCCTTCAGGTCTGGCATCATCTCGATGGGATCCGGCGGCGGCAGCATGGAGGATCTGGCCTACCGGAACTACGCGCAAGGCGAGATCGCCGCGGGGCGAAAGCCGGATGACATCGTGACATGGAAGAACAAGCACGAAGCCGCCGGCAATGCCATGAAGACCCAGGCAACCGACATCCAAAAATACAGGGATAGCTCGATTGAGGATTACGATACGTCCAAATCAATGTTTAATGATATGCAGCAATGGGTCAATGTATTAACCAAGGATCCGGCCGTAACGAGGAGGGCGATGACGACGCCACTGCCCACAACCGGCGCGTTGGGGTATTGGGATCCCCTTGTCCCAGAAGACGTCAAGAATGCCGCCATTGCTCTTAGCAAAATCAAGTCTGCGCTTTCCGGCGAAAGCTTGCAGAAATACAAGAACGTCAGGAACCTTAATGAATTTAACACATTGGCGCGAGCCGCTACGGCGGGCCTGGATCCCGCGGCGTCCGATAAGGAGTTTAAGGACTCCTTGGACAATCTAAAGAACAGGTTCTTGGATGCACAGGCGACCAGAGAACTGGTAGTCGGCCACAGGCTGACCGGCGAACTCGTCGGTCACGGTAACCGCGACCTTCTTGAGCCAACCATAAACGGCGAACTCAATCCCTGGTACAACGGGGGGACGGAAGAGAAGCCTCAGAAACAGGATGAGGGCGGTGGCGGGGGCGGTGGCGGGGGCGGGGGCGGTGGCGGTGGCGGGGGCGGTGGCGGTGGCGGCCTTAAGCCCCTGACCGGCGCGGATCTCGATGCCGTCAATAAAGCTATCGCTGCGCACCCTGATAGACGCGCTAAGATTTTAGAAGGTGTGCGCGGGAATGGCTATGACATTTCTGGGGTTCCGTAATGGCTGCTGGACCGCTTGACGGTGTCGATCTAGGCCCGCTGCAAGGCATCGACCTTGGGGATGACCCCGGTGTGGCAGCTGAGAACGCGCGGCATCACGCGGGACAAGTGGTGTCCAATTTGGGCCGCGCCGCAGCGAACACCTTTGGCGTCGGCGACAATCTCGTCGCCGGGTGGCGCACCATCCTGCCGGCCATGTACCCCAGCGTATTCGGCGGCAATGCCTCGGGGCCAATCGCCAAGGACGAGGCGACGATGGGCTCGCAGTTCGAGGCCGCGCGGGCGGAGGAGCGGGCCAAAACGGAACAAGCCAATTCGGCTCTTGGTCCGGTCTATAGCACCGTAGCCAATATGGTCGGCGGACTTCCTGCTGGCCTTCTTGGCGCGGGAGCAGGCGCGACCAGGGCCCTCGCCTCGACCCGGGTCGGTCCTTGGCTGTCGCGCCTGATCGTCGGCGGCGGCGAAGGCCTGGGGATGAACCTCATGGGGGATACTGGTCGAGGGGAGACGCCTACGCCCGGGAATATGGCGCTCAGTACGCTCCTCGGCGCGGGCTTCAACTCTCTCGGGGGTCGGCCCGCGGGCAAGCCTCCCGCCATGCCGGCGCGCGACGTGCTCGAGGCGAACAAGGCGAAGGCGCTCACCGACCTGGAAGCGCCGCGATTCAATCCGGCCCATGTCACGCCGGCATGGGATAATGCGAGGGCGGCGCTCGATGGCAGTCAGCGCGCAGCTCTTTCCAATGATATGGAATTGGCGGTCGCCAAACAGAAGGCAGAGAATATCAGCAACGGTCAGGCCGGAACTCCCGCCTCTGTGATCAACGGATTCTCTCGCAATATCTTCGACAATGTGCGCACCAAAGCAGACAATGTTTATGCCGCCAAGATCCGCGACAACCTAATCGATGGGCCTACGGGCATCCTGGCGACGAACACCCCAATCACTGGTCATCAAGTGGGCGAGGCGGCGCGGCTGAACAACGCCTTCATGGACGCGCATGCCGCGCTCGGGGATCACGATTGGCTTGCGAATACGAATATCAACAAAGCGCCCGCAGAAGCAGCCGCCAAGATTAACGACCCCCGCATGCGGTTCACTCCGGAGGGCAGGGAATCGGTGCAGAACCTTGCCGCCCTCGCGCCGAAGCCGACGATCCCGTCGACCAACCCGCTTGTGGCGGGGGCCAAGGCGGCAGGATCATCCCTATGGGGCGATCTGAGCAATAAGGCTGTTCCGGCGGTTGTTGCATTGAGCGGATACCCCGTGAGCGCGGCGGGAATGTCTGGCGTCAAGGCGGCAGGCGCAGGAGCCGGGGCCATGTGGAACGCGGGGAGCAACGCCGCCAAGCAGCGCGCCATCGACGCCGCCCTGGTTGCGACAGGGACGGGCGCGAGGACGCCGCCGATCGACATGCAGCCGGCTGCGCCGGTCAGGAGGCTCATTGGGGCGCTAGGAACGGGAGTGGAAGCTAAACCACCGGATCCATGGGCCGCCTACTCGCCCTGATCTCCAGCGTTCATAAACGCGCCGATGAAGAGAATTACGCAGACGACGACGATGAGCCAAAGCGGCAAGGCGTGAATAAACATTTCATCGCTCCAGAAAAAGCATGCGCCCAGTACCGACAATCACCAGCGCGGCCCCGACCCAGCTGGAGACCGCCGCGACGAGTTCCGGCACATCATTGTTGCGGGTGACGAGCGACACGACCAGGAGCGCCATGCCGATGATGATGATGACGGCGCTGCCGCTCATGGCTTCATCGTCTTTTGGCCGCCTTCATAACGCGCCTGCATTTGCTCAATGACCTTGCCCCGCTCGCGCCATGAGGCGATGAGGGCGTCGATCTCCTGCTGACTGATTATGGAGTTGCGCTGCTCAAACCGCGCCACGATCTCCTCGACGCTCGGCTCGGTCATGGCGTGCGAGCGCGGATGGCGGCGGCGATAGTGCCGGCTACGAGGGTCGCGTGGCTAGATCCGTCCATGTAAGATTCGGCGACCTTGGCGCACGCTTCCCGTTCAGCCTTCAGCGCCTCGACAAGATCAGCAAAACAGGAGCAACTTTGCTCGTCCAGAACCTGACACATGTCCTCGCAACAGGCCTGGTGAGCCTCCATAAATTTACGCGCCATTTCGCTCATGGCTTGACCGACCTCTTGCCGAATGTCTCAGCGGTGGCGATGAACCAATCGTACTTACGAATCGCCTCGCTGCGCGATACATCCATGTCTTTCATAAGATGGATGATCATCGCTTCTCGAAACGCCGGCCCGCTGCGTTTGAGTTCGCGCGCCACCACACGGCATGACTGCTCGAATTGCTCAAAGGGCTCGGTCATGGGCGGCTGTCTTTTAGATACGGGAACCGCTCCTCCAGAATCTGCTCGGCTGGACGCTCCTTCAGCGCCTCTCTCAGCGCGCGGTTCTCGGCGCGAAGGGCGAGAAGTTCGGCGGCCATCTCCTTGCCGTAAAGCAGAGTATTGCTCTGTGTCATAAGCAGCAGCAGCTCGTCGGGCATGCGCTCGATCGTCTGTTGCATCTGTTGGGCCCCCCGCGCTTGATCAGCGGGGCCATAAATAAAGCGGTCCATCGCGTCGACTCTCCTTAAATCGTCCAGCGTGATCAGGGGGGATCACCGCTCCAATAAGACGGCGGCATCGGGCGATCGTCCGTCGCCAGGAGCGCCACGCCGCCGATTAGAAGGGCCGCGACGACGCCCAGGATCGCTCCGCAAATTGTTGTCATGGATGCATCATCACCACAAGAAACGCCGTGATCATAAGTGCGGCGAGGAAGCTGGTGATCGTCGCCAGCACGTAACCAACCGGATCGTGGTCCATCACTTGTCCTTGAGGGCGGTGGGGGAGGGGCTGGAGGCTATGCGGTAGTCTCGTCCCTCCCCCGTGGGGAGGAGTATGGTGTCCTCCTCCCCCCTATCCGCCGCCTTCGGGGGGTAATCTCAGACGGCGAATTATTGGGGGCCGGCCTCAGACGCCACGAGCCCATGCGCCAGCCCCCCTACCGTGGCCGCCTCAAACAGCGAACCTCGATACGCGACGCTTACGCAACCCAAGCAGAGCGAGAAGACCAAACCCCGCGATCCCCATCGCCCAAGTCGAGGGCTCGGGAACTACCGGACCACTGAACGGCGTGACCAGCAGTGCGCTCGACTGTGCCGTCGAAACGAGTTCAAGCGTGGTGTTCGGCCCATGGGTCACCGACTCCACCATGAACGCCGTGATGATCGAACCGCCGCCGACGCCGGCAAACGAGTTTGCGCCAAGCGTGAAGCTACCGCCACTGAGTGTGAACGAGTTGTCCAGCGTCGACGTCTGCCCCGCTTGCGTCCCCGTGGTGATGTTCCCCACCCTGACCAAATATACGCTGTAGTCCAGCCCGTCGAAGGTCGGGTCTTCCAACAGCGTCGCGCCTGAGAAAGCCGAGAATGGGTTGGGCGGCGATGCGCTCAATCCGCCAAGGGCCGCCTTGACGGAAGCCTGCGCCACCAAGTCCGTCCCGCTGGCGAACAGGCCTTCGGGGATCAGCGAGCCGATGCCGGCGATCGGATTGCCGTTGAGGGTGCCGGAAAGCGTCGGCAGGGTCACCTCGTTTTCATTGTCGGGGACCAGAAGCGCGAACCATAGCGTCCCAGTCTGCGGCGCGGGCGAGGACGAGACGCCAAACCCCGACAGGCCGCCGCCGCCGCCCAAGGTCGAGATGGTGACGCCGCCAAAGGCGCTGCAGCCGGTGGTGTAGCAGAGGTGCAGCGGGTCGTCCTCGACCACTTGCGCATAAGCGGGAGCGGCGAGCGCGCACAGCGCGGTAGCGAGAAGAAGCTTTTTCATTTTGTTTCTTTCCTTTCGTCTTGTTTGTCGGGGGAGGGCGAGCCCCAACGGATCTGCCCTCCCCTCCCATTCGCTGCCCTTGAGGGGTCTCAGACAGCGAACCTCGGGGTCTTGATACGCTTACGCAGACCCAAGAGGCCTAAAAGAGCGAACCCGCCGCCCATCATCACCCAGGTCGACGGCTCCGGCACCCCGTTGACGGCGTTCATCGAGATACTTTGCACGCCGACAAACGCTCCCGGCTGGAGGGTCAGTTGCAGCCCCTCCGCCATCCCGTAAAGTCCGCTCACCGAGAACGGCACGTCCGGCGAATTGCTGGAGAACGCGAACGGCCCGGTCAGCAGTCCCGAGTCGAATGTTCCGCCGATCTGCGTGCCGATCACCGGGCCCGTATTCGTACCGTTCAGCGTGTTGGTCGTAGACACGAAGAACTGCCCGGTCAGCTCGGCGCTGCCGGTGCCGATCAGGATCGTCGCCGACGCGTTGAAGAGGTTGTCGGGGCCGAGAAATCCATTCGTGCCAGCAATGATATCGAGAACTTGAACCGTCCCGGTGGTGTTGGTTATGAACAGGTTGCTCTCGGTCATGGAGGGGCCGGGAACGGTCGATCGCTCGACGCCGCTGGTCGAGATCGTGATGCCGCCAAGGCTGGACCCCGAGATGACCGCCGATCCGGTCCCGGTGGCGGTCACTGCGCCGCCGGGATTGGCGTCGTTCCATAGCGTCAGCGCCGAGTCGGCGGCGAGCGCCGGGCCGGCCCCGATAGCTATGAGCGCCGTCGTGAGTAGAAGCTTCTTCATTGCGTCACCCTTTCGTTATGGCCGATGGAGTCGGCTCGCTCATCCAAAATGCCGGAAGCCTAGCGCGACTGCGCGCTTCTCGACGCTCTTTTCGTTACGCTGGACTTTGCTTGACAGTTCAACCGCTAAAATTCGCCGCTGAGTGTAGTATTCCGCGTGATCCACCCGCCAATGCGGCGGTATGGGCTTCTGAGCCAGATAGGCGCGGACGATCTCGTCCTCCTCCGCCGTCCATTTCTTGCCGTCGTTTTCACGCATGGTCATGTCATCGAATCGCTCAACCGCCTCTGAAAATTCGGCGTCCAAGCAGCGAGCGATTGTCTTGCGGATCCCCTCGTCCATCTCGATGTTGTCGAGTTCCTCCTGCGCCTTTCGGATCGCTTGAAGCCATTTGGTCGCCCGCATTTCCATTTCGAGACTGTAGCGTGCCATCGGTACCCCCTATGCTGGTTCTGCGACTTTGAGATTACGAAACACGCTGCGGTACAGCGCATCCTTCCGCTGCAGCGCCTTGACGATCCGCCGATCCAGATCAGACCCCGACAGATCAATGTACAGCACAGACTCGCCTGTCTGTCCACGGCGATGAATACGGTCCTCGATCTGATCGCGGGTGTCGGCGCTGTAGGAGTTCTCGAAGAAGATCATGGTGCGGCACTTGTCGTCGGGGCCAGGGCCGCCCAATAAGGTATGGCCATATTTAGCGGCGTCGCATTGCAGCAATATGATGCGACAGGCGGGATCCTCGTTGAAGCGCGCCTTCTGCTCGGTAACCTCGTCGGGCTTCATGCCGCCGCCGATCCAGGCACAGTCGTACAAGGTCACCTCGCCGGTCTCGGGATCGACCCGGTCGATGAGATTGCCGCGCAAGAACGGCAGCATGGCGCGATGGCGGTAGACGATGCAGACTTTGCCTTCGATTTCCTCGTGGAGCATCTGCAGCAACAGGTTCAGTCGCGGGTTCTTGGCCGGCGTCACCAACTCATGAACGACGCGATCTTCGTCATAAATGAACCCACATTGGATCTGCGCCAGCTTGGCGTATTTAGCGATGGCGACCTCGACGGTGACGACGCCGCTCTCGATCTCGAGTAGGAATTGCTCTTCCATCTGCCGGTACTGGCGCAGTTGCTCGGCCGACATCTGGTAGTCGCGGATCGTGTAATCCTTGCGCGGGAGCAGCGGGAGCCAATCGGCCTTCTTGGCCTGGAAAACAGCGGGCGTCATGAACCCCGCCAATTCCACGGTGTTCTTCGCCGCCAGAACTTCCTTGTCGTTCCAGCCGCCCATGACGCAGTAGCGACCGCGGAAGGCAAAAAAGTTGGTGATCGGGAAGAGGCCGATCGCGCGCAGCTGGCCCCAGAGATCATGCGGCCCCTGGGTTTGCGGCCGGCCGGTCAGGAGCCTCGCGAACGCGCATAGCGGGGCAAGGGCATGGATTGCCTTGGTCTGGGCTGTCCCAGGCCCCTTGATCTGGATCGACTCGTCCACGGCCAGATATGCCTTGCCGCGGGACGCCCAAATTTGCAGCGCCCTGGTAACGCCTGGCATGCGGGCGGCGTCATAGTTGATGATCAAGACCGGCGGACCCTTGGGGTGGTAGCCGAGATTGAGGAAGTCGGCGGCGTCGGCCTTCTTGCTCGATCGCCAGACGTGGGAGTCGAACCGAAAGCCATGTTTCTCGACCTCGTCGACCCAGCCGCCTTTGAAGCTATTCGGGCAGACGACGATCATGCGATCGACCTCGCCCCGGCTCTCCAGGAACGAAAATTCGGTCAGCGCGATCAGCGTTTTGCCGAGTCCTTGCTCCAGAAAGAAACCAACGCCTTTCTTTCCAGAGGCGAACTTGAGCGCCTCGATCTGGACGGGGTCGAGCTGGCTCACGGCGTCCCGCCCTCGTCGTTGACGCGAACCGGCCGCAGCCGCTGGGCGATCGACGCAATCCCGGCCTCGATGCCGCCGTCGGGACGCCGGTAACCGGGCTCAAACGAGTTGGCGCGCAGGCGGGAATAGCCGGCAATATCGTTCCAGTGCTCGGGGTCGGTGGCGTCGCCGTTGAGAATGCGCGCGATCTTGGTGGCGATCATTTCAAGCGCCTCCTTCGATGGGTTGGGCAGGCCCTCCCAATTGCGTCCGCGGCGCATGATTGCCTTCACAGTCTGAGCGATAGTCGCCGTGTCGTCGAAGTGACCGTGCGTCGTTTCCTTGTCCTTTAGCAAATCGTCGATGCTCATTGCTTTTCCTTCCACCATCGTCCCTCTGGGCCGCATTTGTTCGGATCATTTAGGTTGCGAAGCCATGAGCAATCGTAGGTCTTGCTGTGACCATCGACGAAGTCGACGAAGTCGTTGCGCGGATCCTTGCACACGTCTTTCGCCAATCGGATCGTATCCATGCCAGTCCACTCTGCTGGCTTCACGCCGTCATATGAGGCGCAGTCAATGCAGAGCCTCATCGCATGAACTCCCATCAATGTTCATGAGGGATCTCCGTCATAAACAGGCTGGGCGCGGCGTGGCCGCGATCGAACTGGGTCCATTTTTCCAGAGCCCTTACCGCGGCCTCCAACTCCGAAATCCTCTTTTGCAGCTGATCGACCTGGATGGAATGCGCCGCCGCCCTAGCTGGGGCGAGCGACCCAACCAGAGCCAAGCGAATCGCCTTGACGTGATGAATGGTGACCCCGGTAGGGAACTCCGCCACAATGCGCCCGTCGGACCAGTCGGGATCATAATCAGCAAAGCCATCCTTGAGGTGGCAATGTTGCCTGATCAGATCGCCAACCTCGAATGAGAGCTTACGCTCGATGTAAGTCCGCGCTGATTTTCTTTTGGCCATTTTCCTTTTCCCTTTCATCGCATGAACTCTATTAAGGTCTTGACGTGATCGACGCCGACGGAGCCAAGGCACTCACGCCGATCGGCGCTCGCCTTCCACGGCGAAATGTGGATCGTGCCGTGCTGCCAGCCGAGTAGGACGACGTTGACGCCGGCCTTGATCCACTTAAGACCTTCCTCGAACTGGATCGGCGTCGGAGCGAACAGATTATGCTTGATCAGCTTGCCCTCGGCCCAGAACATAGGACGTCCAGGCAGGGCGATGACCATGTCGAGGACGCCGGGCCGATACTTGTCCTCGATGCGAGTCGCCATCGCCCCGGGGATACGGTTGATATCGGCGACCAATTGCCGTTTGTAGTCGCTCTCGCTCAACTCCGTCCCCCCGTGACGAGGCTTCTCCTCGAGGGCCTTTTTCAGATCCTCGAGGTGAAGCGGCGTTTTCACGCAGCATCTGCCAGCGTGTAAGAGCCCGTGTCGGTGCGTTTGATCTTGCCGTCCTTCTGCAAGATGGCGAGGCCGGTCGAAAGCGAGTTTGCGGACAGGCCGGCCCGCTCAAGATCCGACTTCAATTCGGAGGTCGGAATCCCAGAGGAGCCGCCATCCCTCAATGTTTCGAGGATCGTCTGGACGACCTTGGAGCCGCGCTTGGCGCGCACCTTGCGTTCAGTTTTCTTCTTCGTCACAGGAGATCGAAGGACCGGCTGCGGCGTCGACTCCCCGACGAGGTCCGGAACGACCTCAATCTGAACATCGACGGAGCGGTTGGCGTCGAGGTAGTCGATCAATTGCTTTTGGTTCAGGGTTGCGGTTACGCGATACGTAGTCATTTTACTTCTTCTCCTTCTTCCATCTCGGCGAGACGGTCTTCATCTATTTCCATCGCGCGCTGTAACGAGCGCGACGCCATGTTTAGATAAGCACCCATTCGTTCCTTGTCCCGCGAATGGATAGCCACCTCTAGAAAGCCGATCGCCATCGCCAGGATGTCGAGGTAGGAGCGGTCATCTTCGTTTTCCAAGATCCCCCGCCTTTACCTGCTTCATCCATGCCTGATGTTCTGGCGTCTGGCGCAGGCCGGGATGGATCCCTGGCGGCGCTACGCCATTATGGAAGTCCAGCTGCGCCTGGGCGATCTTGCGCGTCATCGGATCGCAGTTCGGATCGTCCGCGAGGCGCTTGATCTTGGCGAGGAGGGCGGGGGTCATCAGAATGGGATATCGTCATCGATGACCACGCGCGAACCGCGCTTGGGCGCAGGGGTGTCGTCATGCTGCTCGGCAACGACCGGGGAGCTGAAGAACACGGGCCTGTACTCGTCATAGAGGGCGCGCATTCGCTCGGCGTCCTCCTCACGAACATTCTCGACGAATTGGTAGTCGTAGGCGAAGTAGATATCGCCGGTCGGCCCCTCGGGCTTCCTGACCACAATCCGCCATCGCTGGAGAAAGGAAGAAATCCCCTGCATGCGACGCTTGGCCTCGACCGCGTTCGCCATGTTCTCGGTCGGCCTCTGCCCCGTCTTCGCCGACCTGAAGACAGCAATCTGCTTGGGACCATGCGGCATATCGAGGAGCCAGAGGACATCGAAGGTCTTGGCCGCGATCGGTTTCGACTTTGGATCGTCATCTTGCTGAGTGCCAAACTCCTGGGCCCCCGTTTCAAACACGGTACGGCCAAGCGTCCAGGTGTAGGTGCGCGGGTTCATCGGGAATTTGACCTCGAACGATAGGTTCGGGACGTCCCAATTTATTCCGTCAGACGCCACGGCGAGCGGCCCCCTATGACCGTCCATGCCGACTACGGTTCCCCCTCTCGGAGTCCAGACCTGATAGGTCTTGCGCAGAATGAGGGGCGAGCCGATCACGTTCGTTCCGATGTTCTGGTTCAGAACCGTCACCCAGAAATTGCCAGGGCGCGCATCAGGGACGCCATCGAGAACCTCCGGCGACTGACCCGCGAGGAGCTTGAGCTGCGGCGGCTTCAGATCGTCGGCGCTCAGATTGCCGAATGAAGTTCCTTCGGACAACTTGCGCAGGTGTTCGGAGACCGCGCCGCCGTGGTATTCAGAGATTTCGTTGGGCATGAAAGTGTCTTTCCATTTGAGATGCGGCTTAAGGGGCGCGTTCACGACACGCCCCTGGTGAGGCTGACGTATTGATAGGTGCCGACCTTAAACAGATCTTCGGGCAGTGGGCGTCCAGCCAACGTCTCGGCTTGGGCGAAGGAGGTCAGGGTACTTGAGTTGACCGTCTCGATGATCAGCCCATCGTTGCCCGTTTGGCGCATCCATTCCATGCCCTTATCTTTGTTGAGCATCTTGGCGGACCAGCGCACATTGATCGACACTCTGCCGACATCCGGCAGCGTAATCGTCTGAACATTCTGATTGCCCATCATCATCGGCAAGATCTGGTACGAGAGCGAATCGACGTGCTCATCGAGCGCGCTGACGCACGCCTTCAGCGCGTCGTACAGATTGCGGAGGTAGGCGTAATGGACGACGGTGGCGGGGATGTCGTTGGTCTGGGAGACCTGGGCCGTATCGGCCTTGATCTCCGCCAGCAGCTTATTCAGTCGGACGACGGCGCAGTCACCAATGACCTTGGTTTCGTCTCGCATGGCATGTCCTCATTTGAAGGAGCCTATCATGAGGCTCAAGTGAGGACGGCATTACCAAAGGACTACAGCCTTGTCAATGGGGAATCGCAGCTGGGACCAATGTCTGAACAGTGGTGAGCACGGCGGCCATCTGCGCCGCGGTCAGGCCGCCGGCTTTGCCCTTGTTGATGATATTAGCCATGTCGGTCTGATAGCGATCGTTTAGCGGATAGTTGGTCTGCAGAATGGTGAGCGGGGTCTGAATCGTGGTGTCGTGCGTCGTGGCGTCGGTGCCCAGGCCGCCCGCGCCGGCGAACAGGGTGAGGTAGGCGTTCAAATTCGGATTCCATCGATGGATGCCGCAATTGATAAGGATCTCATTTTGAAAGTCGGTGACTGAAATGGTCATTGCTGCGGCCTCTGAAACAGTTTCGAGAGATCGATCGCGGTACTTTGCGGCGCATCGAGCGGGCCGCCAAGACGTCTGCCGCCTCGCCCAAGGGGATCAAGGTTCGTCTGGCCGTAGTAGCCGAGATTGGGGTTCTGCGCGGCGACCTGATCCTTGGGCCGCGGCGGCGGCAGCTTGTTTGGCGCGAAGATCTGCTGCGGATTGGCGGCGGACTCGTGGCGCGGATCGCCGCCGCCGCCGCCAGGGAGAGGAAAGCCGGTTTCAGGAGCGCCTGGGTAAGGCGTCGGGAAACCGCTTTCAAATGGCATGTACGGAACTCCCGTCGGCTTGCCAGCCAAGGGATCGTAGTACGGAACTCCCGTCGGCTTGCCAGCCAAGGGATCGTACTCACCTGTGTCCATCGGAGGACCGTAAGGAATCCCCGTCGGCTTACCAGCCAGAGGATTGTAACGCGGCCCGCTCGGTTTACGCCCCAAGGTCTGCCACGGCATAGTGCCTTTGGCGACAGTCCCTGGATTTAATACCGCAGACAAGATGCCGAGAATGCCGCCGCGACCCGCCTTCGCCCACCACGGCATCGGCGCTGCGCCGGGAATGGGCTCCCCGGGCGCAAAGGTGGATTGTGGAGCAAGAGACCGACTGTTCGGAATACGGCCTGGAGTAACCCCGGCGGCTCGCGGATCAAACCCGCCTACCGCCTCGGTCTGCCCGGCCATGTTCGGCGGCGTATTGCCGCGAGGCGTGGGCGTGTAAGGCTCAAATCCGCTATCGTTCTCCGGCGGCGTATTCAGAGTCGTGCTCGGCGGCGGCACCCTTGTCGGCCACGCACTGTCGACCGGCGATGGTGCGTTCGCAGGCCCGATCGAGCCGTCAGGGAAAATCTGCCAGCCAGGCGGTAGTCGCGTCGGCCATGCGTTGTCGGTCACGGCTATTTCTTCTTTGCCGCGGGGTGGTCCGCGTGATGGTCCTCGTGGAGATCAGGATTGTGAGCTCGAGCATGCTCCGCGCCCTTTGCGACCACCTCCGCAAACGCTTCCTCGCTGCGCAACACCTGCTCATCGCGAACAGTGAGGTGCTCCTCGCCGACGTCGCTTCGGTCGGGATTGAGCAAGAGCGCGTCGTAGGGGCCGGCCTCTTTGGCGGCGTGCTTGGTGGGAGCGAGTGGGGCGTGCGTGTCGTGGGCGTGCGATGCAGTGGCCATGGTGTTCCTCCTGGTCACTGCAGACCATCGCCTAATGCGCGCAGAAAAGCAATTCCCCTCAGCCTCCCGCTCTCTTCCTCTTGACAAGGTTCAAAATCGAGAGTCGGCAGCGGAAAAGTGATCCGTTCGATTTTCATTCTCACTTGTTCTGGTTTTGGAGCAGCATTTCCAACCATTTTAGGTGGTGCATGCTGGTGCATGCTGGCGCATCGCTGCGGTGTCGGGTAGCGCCAGATCGAATAACAATGCGCCTCAGAATGGCTCCATGTCGTCGTCAGCGTCAGGATTGAAAGGCCGGCGATGGTCATCGCTCTTGCCCTTGCGCTTCGTGTTGCCGCGCCATTGTGGCGGATCGACCATCGAACGAACTGGATTGTCATCGAAGTCTCCCGGTCCTACGTCATACAGTGCGTCCAGCTTCAGGTTATGCGCCTCGCTCAGTTTCTGCAGCAGCTTGCCGTAGCCCCATCGAAATTTAACGTAGCCGCCCTCGGCCCGCGCCGCCTCGATCACCCCCGCGCGCTCGAACTCCATCATCACGCTCGAGGCCTCGACCCGCGTCTTGGCCCCATCCTCGCGCTGGATCGCCGCGCGCAGATGCTGGATATTGAACCAGGCGGTGATGTCGAGACCAGTGATGACATGCGCAGACGCTGCGATCTGGCGGGCGATCTCACGCGACTTCGACATCGTCGATTTGATTACCTTCTCGTCGTTGCGCGACGAATGGGTCAGATCCTCTAGCTCCTCGCGCGTGCACTCGTAATCGCGGAAATACCTCATGAGATGCTGCTTGGCGGCGACCGACTCCAGCATCTCGACAAATTCGCGATAGAACGGCTTTAAGGTCACCGCCCACTCGAGAAACTCCCTGTCCGTCATCCCCTTGTTCTCAGCGGTCCAGGCGATGATGAAGAACAGCGCCCGATCGGCGGCGTCTTCCGGCGTAAGGCCGATGTCGGCCTGATTGGCGGCGAGGATCGCGCGGGCCGGGATGTAGTAGTCTCTCTGGTGCCCGAATTTGACCTGGCCCGAGATGCGCGACTGCCGAATAATCTTCTTCAGCTCGTTGATGCCGGTCTGGCCCTCGATGCGAACCTCGTCGATGAAAACAATGATCTTGCCAATGAACGGGGTGATTAAAAAATTATTGTTGACGAGGGCCGCGCCGGTAGCAGATCCCGCAAGTTCGCCGAACATGGCCCGCATCAAATTGTCGCCCAAGATGCTTTTGCCTATACCCTGACCGCCGATGATGATGGGGCAAACCTGTTGTTTTTGCTCCGGATGCTGGATTGTCCAGGCGATATATTTCTTCAGCCAATCCATCTGCGCCGCGTTGTCGCGGGTGAGCAGCCCAAGCATGCGGTCGAGCATGGTGACAACTCGGGTCATGATCGCAGGGTCGATTGTCCCCACCGGCTTGATCGAGAAGCCCCTGTAGATGTTGAGAACCTTGTATTCCTCGGGTTGCCAATCGGCGTCGGTCAGGAGCCCGTGCACGGGGCTGTGACGCAGGATCGCACCCGGTTCCTCGCCGGGGAACATGTCGCTCTTGGCGACATCGCTGCGCAGCGGAGAGGCGGCATAGAGGCGGAACGAATTGAACTTCTTCTTGCCGACGAATACGAACCGGTTTTCGTGCGCGCGGATAAGTTCGTCATGGGTGAACTCATGCTTGAGTCCCTTGGTGATGTTCTCACGGTCGATGTAACCGCCCGTTGACATGTCGAGGACATAACGCTCGCTCATTTCCTCGAGCACGGAGACATCGACGCCGGCCTTCATCGCGCGGCGGACGCCGTACATGCCCTCGGGTCCGAATGTCTCCTCGAGCGCCTTCCAACCCGATACGGGCGCATCGGGGTTGTGAGCGAGGGCGCGCTCGGCTTGCAAATAGGTGGTCTTGAGGTCGGCGTCGGCACCCAGGCGGTCCATGAAGGCGATCAGGTCGAGGGCGATCTCGGGCGTGTCTACGGGGCTCCAGCACGCACCCGCCAAGTTTTTGTCCGCGGCGTTGATCGCGGCCCCTTCGCGGACCAAGCGGGCGATCCAGCCGCCGACGCGATGGGTCAGGATCGCGCCCCAATCGGGCAGACCATCCTGAAAGGTCCGAACCCAATAGGCCAAGGTCGCATAGGCGATGGCGCGGCCTATGGTCGCGGTGGTGGTGTCGGCGATCTGCCGCGCCTCGAGGTCTTCGATCCCCAGTTCGGCGTCGAGGGCCTGTCCCTTGCCGCGGGGCCGCCACACAACCACGCCGTCGGCGGTAAGGGAGCCTGGGAGCGGCTTGGAGAAGCGCGAGAGCCCCTTGGCGGTCTTGGTCGGGGGTGTAGAGGCTCGAACCGCCGTCTCGGTCCAGTGGCCTCGCCTGTCCTTGTAGCCGCGGGGCCAGAGGTGAGTCTCGATCGAGGCGTGATCCTCGACCTTGAGAATGATCGAGGTGATGCGGTTGACGCCAAAGGCGGCGCGGGCGTCAATGCGGAGATGCTCGCAGGCGAGGAAGAATGCGTGCGCAAAGGCGTCGTCTGCGCTTTTGATGTCGAGTTCGAGATAGCCGCCTTCGAGGCGGACGCCCAGATTGTTGTCGTTTATTTCATCCCAGCTGCCGAGATCGATTTGGAGCGCCTCGGCCAGGGCGTCGGCGGCATTGGGAGTGTCGCTCTGGGGGCGGAAGAAAACCGCGGGTGCATTGAGGCGTCTCCTCTGGATGAATTGCACGGTTAACATGCGCTGAAGCGCAGCGGTTGATGGCATGTTCAGCTTTCGTCGAAAACGTCAGGTCTGGGCTTGTTCGCGCGGCGGGTCAATTGTGGCGGTGGACAAGACGCGCGCAGTCGGCTATGGAGGTTTTGGGCGCTTGGCGTGTGCGCGCCCCCTTTCGTCGATTGGGGCTCCGTTCATGGCATGTCCGGAGCCCCTTTTCTTTTTCAAAGCTCCTCCCACTTGATCCCGACAAGGTCGAGGTGCCACTCGTCGCCAAAACTGTTGACGATCGCCCACTCGCCAACTTTGCCGCGAAGATAGAGAATGCGCCACGCGCGGCCCTTAGCCAGCAGCCACATGTGATCGTCGTGCTGTTCCTCGAACGGCTCGCGCTCGACGGTGAACGCGGTTATGCCTTGGAGCGCGAGGCCAATGATCCCATCGACCCGGCCCGCGGGCTTCTTCTTCATTTCGCCGTCGACCTCGATCGGCGTCCAGTGCCAACGCCGCCATTGGCGCAGGATGGCGTCGAAGCCATCGTCGGCGCACTGCAGGATCGCCCACTGCGCGATCCAGTTGGGTTCCTCGACGGAGGCGTCGATCTCAGCCGGCGTCATGGCTGGCGATCGTTTCGGCGTTGGCTGCGTCCACCTTCTCGACCATCGCCATGGTGACGTACTTGGCCCATGCTTTTTTCTCGCCCATGCGCTCGATGATGTCGTTGATTTCCGCCGCCCTGTTCAGGGGATAGGACTCGGCGTCGCCGGTCAGGCACCAATAGTAAATGGTGTTCTTGGAGTACCCGAACGCCTTGGCCAGCACGGAGGCCCGCGCGCCGTCGCGCCAAAAGAGATTGACGGCGATTCGCTCGGCTTCGCTCATCGCGAACGGCAGTGGCGCGCGGCGTGCGCGGCGCTTCAGGTCAGGGTTGAGCCTGATCATGGTAGTGGTCTCCCAAAGGCGCGGGCGATACGGGCCCGCTCGGTTTCGTCAGGCCGTTTTATCCGATTGACGTCCCCGTACATTACTTCCGCCTTCGCCTCGGGATGCTCGAGCATTTCGACTGCGGTGATCGGTCTTTGCAGTTTTGCCCAATCGGGCGAGGCGCGAAGCTTTTCTTCATTGGCGATTTCGCGCTCCATAGATGCGAGCAGGGCGCGATCGAGGGCGCGGCGCTTGGCGGCGTACATTTTGCTCCAGAGGTTCACGACTGCATCCTTTTTGCTCGACGGTAAGCCCTTCTCAAGTACTCAAGGGCGCGATATTCGATTTGGCGAATGCGCGCTTTTGACAAGCCAAACTCGGCCGCAATCGCGGCGCAAGTCATGGGCTCGCAGCCCAGGCCCCATCGTTGGCGCAATATGCGCTCGTAGCGGGCCGGGAGGAAAAGCAGGGCCTGACGCAGCCCTGCCCTCCTTTCTTCCTCGTCAAGGTGGGCGTCTGTTTTTAGATCGCTGATCATCGATTACGGTCGTATTCGTAATCAGCGCGCGAATCGCGTTCGTCGTCGGGATCGCGTTCGGGCGGTCCCTCGACGTCCTCGACGTCCATATCGTCTGCGTCCACCGTCCACCTATGGATAGGCGTTTTGCGCGCCTCGACCAAAGCGTCATGCTCGGCATCCTCCCTGGACGAGGCCTCGACCTCGACCCAGAGTTGAGATTCGATGCGGTTAGTAACGCGAACCCGATAGACGCCGCGGCGTTCATCGGAGGAGCCAAAGGCGTTGTCGATGTCGCGATCGGTGCAGCCAGGGGGGAGGTTATAGCCGGTCATTGTGCGCGTTCCTTCCATTGTGCGGCGGCGAAGTCATACCAAGCGTTGTGCAGGCGATCTAAGAGGACATCGCCCGCGGCGGCGAGGCTCGTTTGAGCCTTGGCGTTGAGCTTAGGGAATACCGCCATTGAGGCGGCGATTTCGAGGGCGAGGCGCTCGACCTCGGCGGCGTGTTCGTTGGCGGTCATGATCGCAACGACCTCATGATGATATCGGTGATGATCTTTCCGCCAATCTTGGGATCACGTCCGCCCGCCTTCGCGAGAACGTTAACGTAGCTTATGAGCGTCATCGTCAGGACGCGCGGCGCATCCTCGGGGTCGATATCCTGGCTGGCGAGCCAATCAACGAGCGCCTTGGAGGCGTTGGCGTAATCCCTGGCGGTCATGGTGTCGCGGCGGGTCATCGCGCACCACCATCACGATAAGGAATGCCAACGACCTGGAGGGCGTCCAGGACAAGGTCAAACAGCGCGTTATAATCCGCCGCCCCTGGAACGGTCGAACCTCCAGGCTTGTCATCGTCGTTCAGGTGATCGTCATTGGCGCGCATACCATCGCGCAGCATGACCAGGGCCTCGAAGGCGTTTTCTCCGTCCTGGGCGTTAAGAGGCTTCATCGAACCAACCTCCCGCGGCCTGCGCCAATCATGTCGGCGCGGTATCGGGGGGAGTCCTCGAAACGGCCGTTAAGGCCTTCGGAGCCGTAATCGTCTGAGCCGTCGTAATTGTCGGCCGCGCGCCAGCCGTTGTTCCATTCGGCATATTCGGGCTGCAGAGTATTATAGGGATTGCAGGACAGGGGCTTGCCCGCGTCATGGGCGTCGTAACCATCCTGACAGGCGTCGGTAATTTGGCGGTTCATGGCATGTCTCCTTTCGTTCGGGGGGTCTAATGAGGCGGCGCACGCGCCCGCCCTTTAGGATCCGTTGCAGCGACCCTCCGCAATGTACTCCGCAACAGTGGCAAGGAACTCGGCTTCGCGGACTTTGCTACCGCATATTGCCATATGAAGGCTGTTAAGAACGCGGTAAGTGTCGCGGTCCTGGCAGCGGTAAATGCGGTAATTGTGGTAAATGTCCATGGCATGCGTTCCTCTAGTGCGGGGGGTCTAACGAGGCGGCGCACGCGCCGCCCTTTAGGCCTCCTTTTCAGTGGGCGTGAGCCTCGACGGCCCATTGCTCGCCTTTGCGGTAGGCTTCGATCCACTTGCGGGCGAGGTCAAGCGAAGTGGTCTTGTAAACATGAGGCTTGCCCTCGCGCCAATCCTGGCGATCGTAAACGTAGGCTGTGAGATTGTGGGGTAGCCCGCCGGTTGCGATGGTATAACCTTTGTATGTCATGGCATGTTCTCCTTTGTCGATGACAGGAATTTAGTCCTATGATTTGGGCTTGTCAAGGGGCTAGCGGTGGAAAGGGTATGAGACGTTTTCAACGGTCGGATCCCAACAGGCGCGGCATGGGCCGCATTGGTGGTTGCGGGTGGCGGCCTCGCATGGCTGGCCATGAACGATCGAGCCTTTTCGGTGCACGGTTGAGGTATGGGGCGCATTGGCGATCGGCTTGTCGTCAATCATGGTTGCGCTGAGTCGGACCACAAGATTGGCGGGGAGGGCGCGGCCCGTGGCCAGGAAGGCCTTTAGGATGCCCCGTTCCCTGGTCGGCAACCAATGCTTGATGGTTGGCGTCAACTCGCAAACACGGACGATTGCCTCGAGCATGGCCAAGTCCGCGATATCGCCGGCGTCAAACCAACGATGAAACGGTTCGTTGAATTTGTCGCATATGCGGGTGATCTGGAGCGCGATCGCCTGCGCCCATGCCTCCGGGTCAGCTGCGATCATTGCCGCGGCGCTCGCGCCGTTGAAGGCGTGCCCTTGGTGGACACTGGGGTACATTTTTTCAAACTTGGTGGCGTAGCAGTCGTGGCATACTGAACCCTCGACGGCGCGGAGCTTCGATCCGATGGAACAGTCGGCGGTATGAGTTGCGAAGGTGCTAGCTGGCATCTTGCTGTTGCGATCGGATACGCGGCCGAAAGTCTGGGCCCGTTTCAATGTGAGTTGCATGGCATGTCCTCAGAGTAGGGATTTGATGATCTGCCGCTTGGCTTCGGCCAGTTCCATTTTGTCATCGCGCCAGCGAAGCACGGCGTTTTCAAGCTTGCGGCGTTGAATGTAATCCATTGCACTTGCGCGCTGCGCCGGCGAGTCGTGGTTGCTCCACAGTGCGGCGTAGGCCCTCCGCCCGCGCAGGTCGTTCGTTGTCCATCCTAGAATAAGCATGTTATGTTCCCTGTCATGCGCCCGATGCGCATGACAGGGATTTAGTCCTAAGATTGCGGGTTTGTCAAGTGTGGTTGCGAGGGCGGCCGCGGCGAGGGTTTTTAAGGCCCATCATACGGTGCAGGTGATTGCAGCAGTCGGCGCTCGTACGCCATGGCATCCACACGCCGTCGGCGCGTGTGGGCTCATCATATGGGGCAATGCTCACATAGTGGTCCGAAGGATCGCCATTGCCGTCCGCGGGCGCATAACGCCAGCCAATGGGGCCGCGCTTGTCCGCGGGAATATCGGGGCGATCACACTCGACAAAATCAATGCGCGCGGTCCAGTCGCCCAGGTCAATCGAGCCTATGAGGGCATGGGAACACGAGTCCGCGCGCGGATTTGATGTCAAGTGCAGCTGAGTCCGATCGTCCGTCGCAAGGTCGTCAACATTGTATTTCAGCCGCTGCGCCTTCAGGAAGTTTTCTTCGGTCAGATAGGCCGCCATGAACGCGTCAGGGCCCAGACGCCGCCACTCGACGAATACGTCAGTGTAACGCCACGTTTTGCCGGGATCACGCTTCAGGCAGTTGGCAAGATGGGAAATTGACGATCCTGATAAACCGAACATCTTGCCCACAGCATCATGCGGAACGCCCGATTGAAGCAACGCAAAGGCGTGATATTTGTTCGTGATCGTCAGCTTCGGCCCGCGTCGCTCGCGCGCCTCCGCCCTGAGAATAGCATAGGCTTTGAGTGGATCGAATGGCTCTGACATTGTCAAGTCCTCTTTTAATTTCCTCTTAACCTTATAATTAAGAGTTGATTTTCGGTAAGGTAGTTCGTTCGATTTGTCAACTTACGCGCATGAGAGAATGTGTCCGGTTCACGTTTTGTTCCAAGGGCCTAGAGAATGCTAAAGAGGGTACATGAGCGATATTCGAACGAACTGTCTGACCGAAAATCGACATAGCATCTTTACATGAGGCAGACAGCAAAAAGGGCCCGCGAAGGCCCTCAATGCTAATTCTTGGTTTCAGAAGGTCAGGCGGCCAGCCGCCATGCCCCGTCACGCAAAACGTAGTGAGGTTTGCCAGCTGCCTTTTTCGCCGCCATAGCACGCTCGTACGCCGCGGCGATCGCCTGGCCCGTCGCCCAGGCCCGGCGATCGGCGGCGGCGGCGGCTGCAAACTCGGCTTTGAGCTTGGCCCGATGCTTCGCGGCGTCAAAATCGTACTTTTGACCGCTGGCGCAATTGGTCGGCCAAGGATCGAGTCCGCGGGGTTTGGCCGGCGAGGCCTTTGGCGGTTTGGAATAGCGCGGGCCCCAAGCTTCAGGCTCGACTCTCTTGCCGTCGATGATCGGCAGATCGTCGAATGAGAATGGTTTGGCTGTCATGGCATGTCCCTTTCGTTGGCAATGATCCATTAGTCCGCCCATGGCGCATGACAAGGATATGGTCCTACGATTGTGCTTGTCAAGTCCTTAGTTACACAATCGCCAGCCTATCGCGTTCGTTGGTACATTCGTTGGTACATCGCCGCGCCGTCGAACGCGAAGCCCAGTGTTTGCTAGGCGTTGCGCGGACAATGTGGTTCCCTGCCTAGTCATCACATCGGCAGGCGCGGGCCGCGAACAAACCGCAGTCGGCGCGCTCCGAGATCGCCGCGGCGCGCGTCGGTCGGCGCTCTATTGGCGATCGCTTCGAGCCCCCCCCTCCCCTAGGCTCTCCTCAGTACCGGAACCGGGGGTGTCGCCCCGCAATGAATCGTGCTACCCTATTTCACATGCCAAACGAGATAGACGAAGAATTTCTCCCACTTCCGTATTACCCATACGAAAGCCGTCCTGTTCATATCCCTGTAGATGTGGAGGAGGCTGCGACGGCCTTATATCTGGACAAGGGCGTGGTTGATGATGCTGCTTCCCGGCTGAGGATTCCCAGCCTGAAGTTACAGCGGATGATAGACAGATCCCCCCGCCTCACCCGTCTTCACAAGGAGTTAGTTGCTCTTCTCAATGACAGGGTTTTGAAGCAGGTGATAAGCGCTTTTGATGATCCGGACAATCGTCGGCGGGAGTGGGCGAGCGCGCAGGTGATACGGTCTGAGGCATTTCGGAGTCATCCGCTTGCTCCTTCCCAGCAGAATTCTCAGCCCACTCTGAACATAGCGGGACCGCAGCGGATTGTGATCAGCTGGGATGACGGTCCCGAGCCGTCTCCGGCGATTGAGCACGATGACTGATGTTTCACACGCCGACACCGTCGAGGGGGAGACGCGAGTACGTGTTCCTTATCGACCTCGGCCGCATTTCGTATCTCTTCATGCGACATCCGCGCGGTGGATATTTGTTGTTGCGCATCGGCGGGCGGGGAAGACGGTTGCGTTGGTCAATCAGCTTATACGGGCCGCCAACGTCAATCCTAGAATTACTCCTCCGCCGCGTTACGCTTACATCGGTCCATCCTTCGATGCTGCCAAGGATCTCGTATGGGGTTATCTCAAGCATTACACCGCCAACATTCCCGGCATCCGCTACATGGAGGGGGAGCTGAGTGTTACGTTACCTAATCAAAGCCAGATCCGTCTTTATGGTGGGGCTCTTGCGTATGAACGGATGCGGGGTATCTACCTCGATGGCGCTGTTTTGGACGAGTACCCTTTGCTTCACCCTAGTGCTTTCACCTCGGTGGTTCGGCCTTGCCTGGCTGATTACCGGGGTTTTGCGATTGTCAGCGGTACTGCTGCGGGCGAGGATCATTTCCATGCGCTGAAGTTGAAGGCGGACGATGATCCGGCTTGGGCGGTATTTGACATTCCGGTGACGGACACGGGCACCTCCGCTCTCAACCCAGAGGAGGTTGAGGAGATGCGGCGGGACATGAGTCCTGACGAGTTTGCGCGGGAGATGCTGTGTTCTTTCCAGGCCCCTGTTGAGGGGGCGTATTACCAGGAGGCTTTGAACGCTCTTCAGATGCAGAATCGGGTCACCAAGGTCTCTCCTGACTTGAATACCGGTGTGATCACCAGCTGGGATCTTGGCATTCGGCATCTTCAGTGCATTTGGTTGTTTCAGCTTGCGGGGCGGGAGATTCACTGGATCGATTATATTGAGGGGACGGGGAAGTCTCTGAGCCATTATGCGGAGCTGCTGGCTCTCAAGGCGAAGGCGGGGGGTTTCCAGTACCGGGCTCATCTTCTGCCGCATGATGTTGAGGTGAGGGAATTGTCGACGGGGCACAGTCGGCGTCATGAACTCAGTTCACTGTTGCCGGAGCCGGTGATCAAGGTGCCGAATCACAGCACGGAGGATGGGATTACGGCGACGCGGGGGTGTTTAGGGATATCGTGGTTTGATGCCGACGCCTGTCGGAAGGGACTCGCGAGACTTCGCTCGTATCGCAAGAACAAGCATGGTCAGGCGGTTGCGGACGAGAGCGAGGATGCTGCGGACGCTTTCCGGACGGGTTGTGTAGGGATTCCGTTGATATCGGGTGGGTTTGGTGGCAAGTATGGGGCGGTGGGGCGGTTGCGTCGGCATATACGGGGCTTGATATGAGCGATGACATGCCGAAGGGAGCGGAGAGGATGGTCAAGAATCTCGAGCATCAGATTGAGATGGATGAGCCCGAGCAATTTGTGCGCGAGGCGCTTCATCTCATCAGCGCCCGCTCCGACGTTCGTTGGGATCCGGTGAAGAAGGGTCTTGTCGCGCTCGAGGCCGAGCTGCAATTCATGAACGAGCCGAAGGTCAATGATGGATCGTCTACCTCCGAGTAAGTTGCGTCTGTCACAGGCGGGGGTTGACGTTATCGCCGACCGGGAGGGGTGTGAGCTTACGGCTTACCTCGACTCGGTCGGCGTTTTGACGATTGGGATTGGTCACACGAGTGCTGCGGGGCCGCCGAAGGTCAAGCAGGGGATGGTGATTACGGAGGGTCAGGCGCACACGATTTTCCGCGCCGACAACGTGCGTTTTCGCAAGGAGGCTTTGCCGTTGATTCATGTGCCGATGCATCAGCGTGAGTGGGATGCGTTGTGCAGTTTCTTGTTCAACATCGGGACGACGCAATTTGCGGGATCGACGGCTCTGGCGCGATTGAACGCCAAGGATTATGCTGGCGTTCCGGAGGCGATGTTGTGGTGGTCGAAACCTCCTGAAATTATCCCTAGGCGTAAGGGCGAAGCTCACGATTTCGCCAAGGGAGAACCCTACATTGCTCGCATTGCTTGAAGAGCATTTTGATAAGTGGATCCCAGAGCCGAATACGGGCTGTCTGATTTGGACGGGAGCCGTGCGGGGCCGTCAGAATGACCGGCCCATAGTTCGGATAACGACAGGCAAGATGATTTCGAGCGCCGTGACCGTACCTCGTCTCATTTGCGAGGAAACATACGGTCCACCCCCGACGCCGGAGCATCAGGCGCTTCATGATACGCCGAATGGATGCGTCGGCGGAATTTGTGTTGAGCCGCGTCATCTGCGTTGGGGGACTGCGCGAGAGAATAGGTTGGACGAGCCTCTTGAGCAGCGCCTGAAGAGAGCGCGTAAAATGCACGCGGGCCGGCGAAGGATAGCCTAGATGGCGATGGAGCGGTTGTTCGCGAGCTATAAGGAGGACCGCGGCGGCGGCAATTCGGGCTCCTACGATCCCTCCGATCCCGAGAGTTACAACGACTACATTCAGGCGATGATATCGGACTCGCGCAGTTACGAGTCCGATACTCTTGCTGGCGCTCGCGACGAGGCGCAGAATTTTTATTACGGCTATTTGCCCAAGCTCGAGGCCAGCGGTGCGACCTCGAATGGGGCGACGACGACGGTTCAGCCGAACACGCCCTATAACGAGATGGTTGGCGACAACAAGGAAACCGCCAATCGCAGCACTTACGTGTCGACGGACGTTCGCGACGCGATCATGCTGATGATGCCGGCGCTGATCCGTTTGTTTGGGGCCAGCGAGAGTCCGGTTTATTTGGTGCCGCGGAGTCAGGACGAGGTCGACCAGGCCGAGCAGGCGACCAATTATGTCAATTATGTTTTCTGGTGCGACAATCCTGGTTTCCTGGTGCTTTACGGGGCGCTGAAGGATGCGCTGACGATTCGGACGGGGTTTGTGAAATGGTGGACGGACGAGAACAGGGAGACGGTTCGCAAGCGGTTCACAAACGTGACGGCGGAGCAGATTCAGCAGGTGATCATGCAGAATCCGACTGCCAAGGTGATCAAGTTAGGGCGGCCGGTTCCGAGCCAGATGCCTCAATTGCCTGCGCCGCCGCCTATGCCGCCGTCGCCCGTCTCGGCCGCTCCGCCACCGTCGCCGATGCCAGGGCCGTCTATGGGGCCGCCTACCGGGCCGCCGGCGGGCGCGATGGCTCCACTTCCGCCGGGTCCGCCTCCGCCACCACCGCCGACATACGACGAGGTGATCATTCGGTTCGAGCTGAACAAGCCGCTGACCAAGGTGGCGGGGGTGCCGCCGGAGGAGATGAGGCTTGATCGTTACGCGCGTAGTTTCCGTGACTCACGGATCGTCGGCCACGAGCGGCTGGTGCCGGTCGATGAGATGATCGCGATGGGTTATTCGCGTGAGGATTGCGAGGAGTTCATTCAGAGCACGGAGATCAACGAGTTTACGCAGGAGGCGCAGCTTCGCAATCCTGGCCGGGTGATGTCGACGCGGGTCGGCGACGGAGTGCTCTACGGGGAGTGGTACATCAAGGCCGATCAGAACGGAGACGGTCAGCCCGAGCTTCGTTACATCTGCACCATGGGCGAGAATCATAAGGTCGTGCATGACGAGGAGGCGAATCGGGTCAAGTTCGCGCTCTTCAGCTGCGATCCGATTTCGCACACCATCGTCGGCGACTCGATCACCGATTACACCTCCGACATTCAGAAGATTAAGACGGGCATGATGCGGGGCGTGCTCGACAGTCTCGCCGAGAGCATCAATCCGAAGACGGTGGTCAACGAATTGATGGTGAATCTCGACGACGCGCTCAACGACGATTTGGGTGCTGTCATTCGGACTCGCGGCGATCCGAGCGCGAGCGTGATGTTCACTTCGACGCCGTTTGTCGGTCAGCAGGCGATGCCGATCATCGATGCGCTCAACGATACGTTGGCGCGGCGGACGGGGCTCAGTGACGCGGCGAAGGGGCTCGATCCGAAGGCGCTGCAGAGTTCGACCCAGATTGGGGTCGAGGCGATCGTCAACGGTGCGCAGGAGCGGGTTGAATTGGTTGCGCGCGTGCTCTGCGAGACCGGTTTCAAGGATCTGTTTGTCGGGCTTTATAACGAAATCTGCGAGAACCCCTGTCCGCCGCGGATGCTGCGCATCAACGGCAAGTTTACTCCTTTTGACACCTCGACCTTCGATGCTTCGATGGCGGTCGAGGTCAACGCGAACCTTGGCAAGGGGAGCGACATGGTGCGGATGATGGCGTTGTCGGGGATCAAGCAGGATCAGACGGCAATCGTTGCGCAGATGGGGATGGGCAACCCGATTTGCGGGCCGCAGGAGATGCTGAACACGATGACCGACATGCTCGCGCTCGCGAACGTGAAGAATGTCGGGCGGTATTTCAAGACCCCGAATCCGCAGGCGATGCAGGCGTTGACGAGCGCGCCCAAGCAGCCCGACGCGCAGATGATGGCGGCGCAGGCGATGCTCGAGAAGGTGCGGATGGACGGCGCGAAGGCGGTCGGGCAGCAGCATCTCGACACGCAGCGGCTCGAGACCGAGAACGCCTTCAAGCACACTCAGCTTCACGCCAAGACGGCGGTCGATTTGCAGAAGCTTGATCTTCAGGGCCAGCAGGCGGGTATTGATCATCACGTCGCGTTGGCGCAGTTGGCGTCGCAACTGATGAAGGATCAGCAGGACAGTCAGGCGCAGGATCAAGAGTCGCAGCAGTCGATGGCTGAATCGCAGATGAAGCAGGATCAGGGCGCGCAGCAGAATCAGCAAGCGCAGGCGCAGACGATTCTGCAGGCGCAAGCGCAGGCGGCGCAGCACGCGCAGAATATGGCGAAGATCAATTCTGATCATGCGCAGGCGATGACCCAGATGGCGGCGCAGCATCATCAGGTGATGACCGGGCATGTCATGAAGGGGGTCGGCATGTTGTCGGATCATTTGGCGCAAGGCGCGGATCAGATGCACGAGGCCGGTCAGTCTGGTCTCGATCGGCTGCATGAAGCGCAGCAGAGTGATCTCGACCGGCAGCATCAAGCCGCTACAAC